CCCCCCGCGGTAGCTGGCTGCTATCGCTTACTCTACGTTCGGCCTTTCACTCATCCGCTATCTCCTCTAGGACTAAGCCATGACCAGACCTATTACCAAGCAGCGCTTCCAGCTTGATACCCTACCGGGTACGAGCCTTGCGCTGTTTGGTAGTCTGGCCAGTGGGGAGGTCCGTGAAGGATCTGTTGCCGTTGGCAGCATGCAGATGATTGAGAGTGAGAGTCATCCCGACTTTTTAAGCGGGATAACATCTCGGGACACGGGAGGGCCATTCAGGAACCGTAAGGTTCAGATGGAACTCTTGGGAGGGTATCGTGTGCGGTCCCATGTGGGACCATATGATACGCACACGAACTTGATCCCAGACGACGATATTGCGGCTTTCTTCAACACTTACCATTTCGGAAGAAATGGAAGTCCTGAAGGCCGCGCGTCTTGGCTGGAATCAACGGCGACGCCGGGCCTATCCGACCAGGAGCTTAACGCTCTTGGAACGAAGGCTATCGACATCACCAAGCCCACGAACCCAACAGTAGACATCGCCGTATCTATAGGCGAGCTACTTTCTGAGCGCAAGTTCTTTGCCGCTCCGGGTTCTTCGGGTTCCCTCGCAGGTGAATACCTGAATTATTCATTCGGTATTGCACCTACCATCGCCGACTTCCAGGATCTGCGTACTGCAATCGAAAAAACTGACAAGTTGATTCGACAGTACGAGAAGGATGCTGGAAAGCATGTTCGGCGCCGATTCGAGTTCGATACGGAGAAGAGTGTTACTACTTCTTCGTACCGTGCCTACCCACAAACGGCAGGCATCGGTCTGAATACCTATCAGGTCGAACAGGGGCTCGTAACCAAGACAGTCCAGAAGTCAACCAAAAGTTGGTTTTCTGGAGCGTTTAAGTACAGCATCCCAAAGGATGCTTTCCCTAAGCGCATTGCCGAGCTCGATCACCTTTACGGGATCGTGCCAGGCCTGTCACTCGGTTGGGAGCTTGTCCCATTCTCATGGTTGGTTGATTACTTTACCCCTTTGGGATCGCTTTTCGATAACATCGATGCGTTCCTGAAGGATGGTCTAGTAATCCCTTACGCTTACATCATGTCCGAAACCAAAGAGGTTTCGGAGCACACCTGGGAAGGCCAAATTCAGGTCTCCGATGGTGCGTGGGAGCGTAAGACTGTCACTGGTCGTATTACAAAAACGACGCAGCGGCGGTTGCCAGCCAGTCCGTTCGGTTTCGGAATCTTACCGGGTGGTTTGAACGCCCACCAGATTTCGATTCTCGCCGCGCTTGGTTTAACCATGCGCAAGTAGCCCCCTAACCAAAGGGAAGCTACGCCCTCACCAGTGCCCCACACCCGTGGGTCACTCTCACCAGAAAGTCACATGTCATGTTCTCTGAGCCTCAGAACGTTACGATCGGTTCCGCTACAACTCCGTTGCAGCGGACCGCGTTCGGTGATAGGAAGGGTATCTTCGAAGATAACGCTTCCCACCTGCGCCTCACGCTCTCCCACATTCTGGGAAAGCGTGTGCGACGTACCGTTCGTCTCGACTTCGCCAAGACCAGTGCCGACCCGTTTCTCACGGGAGTAAACCGACCCCTCACGGGTTCGGTTTACGTTGTTATCGACACTCCTCCTGACGGTTTCACCGTCACGGAGCAGCAGAATTATCTGCTGGCACTCTCCTCGTGGCTGGACCTTGAGTCCAACCGCCTGAAGATTGTGAACGGCGAGTCCTGATCGCAAGGCAAAGGCTCAGAATGACTAGGACTTCCTCTACCCCTAGGAAGGGGCAGGAATGAAAAGCCGAAGTGAGCTCTGGATCGCTGCGCTTGAGGAATTCGGCGCAGTTTGCCCAGCCAGCACCGCAGCTGACATCAAGACGATGTCACGACGCGTTGAACACGAG